CAATGGAAGCATTACCTCAAGATCTAGCAGACTTTCTGGTTACAAAGAACTTTGACCCAGAATACTTTGACGCACAAGGCCAGCCCTCAGAAGCAGGTGACGCCAAAACTATGAAATTTGACTATGTATCTGGCACAGGCAAAAACTACGGCACAGCAGTGTGTGTAATTGCTGATGATGAACTCAGCTTGTTTTATGGTGACAACCTGGGCCGGGGTATGGAATCTGAGGACAAAGATGAATGGTACAGTTTTCTAGAAGAACTCAGCAACAAGGCTGCTAGCCATTCAGCCACATGGAGTCCTAGAGATATCAATCAACTCAAACACACCTTGGCCGGCATTGCTGCCATCAAAGAGGGCTTGTTTGAAGGCTACTACGGCAATCGCCGAGTCAGTTACATGGGCGAGCAAACACAAGCTCGCTTGGTGATCAATCACAATCGTGTGTTGGGCGAAAATGACAAGCGTTTTCGCTATGTGGAAAGTTTGTTTATTGAAACTGCTGACCAAGAACGTTTCCGACTACCATTCAAAAGTCTAGCAGGCGGCCGAGCCATGCTGGAACATGTACGGTCCGGCGGACGTCCATACGATGTACGTGGAAACCACATCACAGAAGTAGTAAGCGAAATGGCTGTGCTAAGCCGATTCAATCGTGCGCAACACCATCGTGTGTACGAAGGTGTCACACAAGAACTAGTAGAAAGCGCACAGCAATACTATCGCAACCTACAAGAAACAATCAAGCATCTTGGCAGCCCACGTGGCTATCAAGCATACTTTGAAAGCTGGGCTCCTGATCACATTGGTGAAGCAGAGAGCTTGGTAGAAAATCTACGCAACCTGTTTGTGGAACAAACACTGGATGCTAGAATTGAAGCTGCCTTGCCCACACTGGCCAAGATACAACAACAAGGAAACAACATGAAAGAAGCGCAAATATTTGAAAACTGGATCAACAATCTCAGTGAAGGCACCTGGGCATTGCCAGAAACTCCTGAACAAATGGAAAAACTCAATCAGTTGATGAGTGGTGAACTCATAGTTGGTCCTGACGCTATTAATGCCACAGAACAGTTGTATGATCTTGTGGGCGATGATGAGTTGTTTGACATCCTGAACGACTTGGCTGACCGGAGTGAAGGCCGTGCCAACTGTTGGGACGACTCAGATGTGCAACGCAGACTGGCTGAACTGGGCATTCAAACTCCCCAGAGCACCCAAGCAGAACCTGCTGATGTTGACCAAGACACTGCACCTGAGGTGAAAGAAGGCCTGGCACAAGACGAAGCCGAAGAAGAATACGGCGGATGGCGAGCAGAATTAGTGAATCAAATAAACTACAACACGTTTGAAGTTGAGGTAACAAATGCTAGATCAAAAGAATCAGCAAATTTTATTATACGTCCAGTGGATATGGTATCTTATGGACCAACACTGTCAGTAGAAACCTTTGATGTACATGACTTACAAACTGGTCAAACACAAAGTTGGACCAATGATGACCCGGCGCCTGAGGGCCCTATTGCTTATGCAATTAGTGCGTTGTTCTATGATGAAAAACCACTTCAAAAGGCACTCTGGAACATTGTTGATACCCATAACAAAAAAGGTCAAGATAAGTTACCAGGCCTGGACCAACGCCGAAGCATAGGACAAGAAGTTGGCATTGATGATTATGTTGATGCAGGCGAAAAGACTCAAGCCGCAATGGCTAAAATGAAAAAAGGCATGGCAGAAGGCTTTGATCCTGTAGCACAAGACTACTCAGACTGGTCACAAGCTCTACATCCACACGGTGACGGTGCAACGGCATTTGACATTGTTGCTCGTTATTCAAATGGTGATGCAAATACTATTAGAAATATTTTGACCTATGTCAGGCAGAATCGTCATATGCTTGGGCGTGAAGCCGGAGACCGAACTGGCAGAACTATAAAAGATGCCATCACTGATATTAGAAAAGCGTACCCTCAATTGTACCAAGCAGCACAGCAACCACAAGGCATGGCAGAAGGCGACAACATGAGTACATTTGTGGAAGATCGTGAATTGGCTGAAATGCTGAAGTACGCTGGTGTGCCCATCAAAGAAGGTGTGCTCACAGATTCAACTGGCAGCACACTAGATCACATCCAAAACACATTCAAACGTGACGTCAAAGACTTTGCCCAAACTGGCAACATGAGTGATGCATTGTATGATGTGCTGTATGACTATTATTTTGATGACATGCCTTATGGTACAAAGAAGGCTCGCACAGGTGATCCTCATGAATGGATCAGCGACCGTTTTGCTGAGGATCTCGGCATCAATGAAAATCTTATCTCACCAATGATCATGCCTGTGAGCGAAGGTAGTTGCAACATGACCATGGAAGGTTCTTACTGCCCCGAACACGGCCTGGCCACATGTGAAGGCATGTATGAAGATGGTAAAACCGCCAGCCAGCGTACTGACGGCACCGCGCAACAGCAAACCGCACCATCTGGTTTGAAATACCGTCCAGATACAACACCCACCAAAAGCGTAGCAGATCGCCCATTTGGATTGCCACCCAAACTAAATCCTCGAGGAATGTCTCAAGCCCAGATTGATGATAGAATGACATCAGTTGGTTTTATTCCAGGCACACGTGACCACGCCGCAGCTGGAAAAGCGTACAGGGCCGCAGTTCCAAACATCAAGCGACCAGTGTCGAAACCACTGCCACGCAGTGATATTCAAGGCACTGATCTAGGTCCAGCTGACACTGGAGTCGATGAAGACGGTGGTGCAGTAGGCATGCCTTACAGCATGGGCGAAGGCACAGACGATCCAATCAACTACAATGCCGCTATGACCGGTGCATACTACGAAGGCAAAGAAACCCGATCACAAGAAGGCGATGCACTTCTGGCAAGAATAAAATCATTGGCTTTGCTCAGATGACATAAATACACTTGACACGTAGACAAAAAGCGCATATACTACTACAGTGTTTGCGCTTTTTTGTTTGTGTCACAGGCAACAGAGATCTAAACATTTAGATAGGCAACATAACATAGGCAACTTACTAAGGAGAAAAAACTATGGCATCATTAGCAGAAATCAGAGCAAGACTACAGGCAGCAGAGGGCAACAAAGGTGGGCAATCCACCGGTGGAGACAATTCAATTTATCCACATTGGAACATGGAAGAAGGACAAAGTACAACACTGCGATTCCTTCCCGATGCAAATACAAAAAACACATTTTTCTGGCAAGAACGAGCAATGATTCGTTTGCCTTTTGCTGGCATCAAAGGCGAGATGGATTCCAAACAAGTGTACGTACAAGTACCTTGTGTGGAAATGTGGGGCGAAGCCTGTCCTATCCTAGCAGAAGTACGCACCTGGTTCAAGGACAAGAGCCTTGAAGAAATGGGTCGCAAGTACTGGAAGAAACGCAGTTACATCTTTCAAGGCTTTGTGCGTGAGAACCCACTGAGCGAAGACAAGACTCCAGAAAATCCCATCCGACGTTTCATCATCGGACCACAAATCTTTGCCACCATTAAGGGTGCGCTGATGGATCCTGAGCTGGAAGAAATGCCCACAGACACCCTGCGTGGCTTGGACTTCCGAGTCAGTAAAACTGCCAAAGGTGGCTTTGCTGATTACTCAACAAGCAAGTGGGCACGTAAAGAGTCTGCACTGACCGAAGCAGAACAAGCGGCAATTGCCACACATGGTTTGTTTGACTTGAGCACATTCCTGCCCAAGAAACCTGGCGATGTTGAACTCAAGGTCATCAAAGAGATGTTTGAGGCCAGTGTGGATGGACAACCATACGACACAGACCGCTGGGGTCAGTACTTCCGTCCTGCTGGTGTACAAGCACCGGGAGGCAGCACACATGCTGTAGACGGTCATGGAGACGCACACGAAGTACCAGCAGCCAAGCCTGCACTCAAAGTGGCAGCACCTGCGCCAGCAAGTGACTTTGACGAGGACGATGTTCCTGCAGCATCAGCCCCTGTGGCCAAGCCTGCAGCCAGCGGACAAAATGCCCAGGACATCCTGGCCATGATCCGTAGCCGTCAAGCCAAGTGATAGTACATGGATCTGGGGAAACTCAGATCCATCTCAATTGACACTAATGAAATTTTCTCTAGTATTTGATAACTCAGGCGATTGTTTACCATTTGAGGTTGTGTCTAATCATGAGCTTTTTGAATTTTTTGTAGATCAAGCAAATCAGAAACATCAGAACAGTTTTTCAAACAATCAAACATTGTTTGCTGAACTTGATACAAAAATTACACACCTACATTGGGCAATATCAAAAACCAACGAAGTGCTGTATCAGTTAATTGGTAAATCGTTTGATCAACACACTGATTTAGAACAATATCTAGATCAAAATTTTCTAAACAAGACTCATTCAGACTGGGTGTTTTCTCAATACAGTGAAGTTGACATTGACGCACTTAGATACAACGCAAATTCAAATCAAGCCAAGCTAGGTAATCAATTGCATGAACTGTATCCAGATGAGATTCGAATTGTTAAAACTGCTCCAGCAATGGAGAAGCTGGGATACATATATCCGTACGAGGAAGTAAATTTAGGAGTTCACCGCTTAGAATCTGCGTTCAATAAACAAAATTTAGAGTTTAGTGCAGATAAAAAATGGGATATATTTGACAATCCATTTATTGATAGTATAATATCAAATAGTAATGTGACAAATTTTAGTTTTGGATACACGTATGTTGGGCGACAATATTACAATAAGTTTGAATTCTTTGATGATAATTTAACATATCCTGATCACTACAATTATGAACAGTTGGAATTTTCGTTTCAGTTAAATTTACAAAAACCTCAAACTATTCCTTACAGCAAGGAAGCAATAGCATGGGCAAACACACATGGTGTGCCACTGATTACTGATCAATTGCCTGTTGCTAATATTGTAGACATTTCAAAAAACTTATTTGAGTACAGAAAAGTTTTATTTAGAAATTCTCGAAATAACAATCGAGCAAGTATTAAATTTTAAAGGACAGACATGGAAAAACCATTTGACGTAAGCAAGTTCCGCAAGGAAATCACAAAAAGCATTGATGGGCTCAGCATCGGCTTTAACGATCCCACAGACTGGATCAGCACAGGCAACTATGCATTGAACTATTTGATCTCGGGAGACTTCAATCGTGGCATTCCGCTAGGTAAGGTCACAGTGTTTGCTGGCGACTCGGGCGCAGGCAAGAGTTACATTTGTTCAGGCAACATTGTGAAGAACGCACAAGAACAAGGTATCTTTGTGGTGTTGATTGACAGTGAAAACGCACTAGACGAAGACTGGCTCAAAGCCTTGGGTGTAGACACAAGTGAAAGCAAACTGCTGAAGTTGAGTATGGCCATGATTGACGATGTGGCAAAGACCATTAGTACATTCATGAGCGACTACAAGGCATTGCCCGAAGGCGAACGTCCCAAAGTCATGTTTGTTATTGACAGTTTGGGCATGTTGTTGACTCCTACTGACGTCAACCAGTTTGACGCAGGTGAAATGAAGGGTGATCTGGGTCGTAAACCCAAAGCGCTCACTGCCTTGGTGCGCAACTGTGTGAACATGTTTGGTAGTTACAACGTGGGCTTGGTTTGTACCAATCACACATACGCAAGTCAGGACATGTTTGATCCTGATGACAAGATCTCCGGCGGCCAAGGTTTCATTTACGCCAGTTCAATTGTGGTGGCCATGAAGAAGATGAAGCTGAAAGAGGACGAGGACGGCAACAAGGTGAGTGACGTCAATGGCATTCGTGCAGGCTGTAAAGTTATGAAAACACGCTATGCCAAACCGTTTGAAGGTGTGCAGGTCAAGATTCCTTACACAACAGGTATGAGTCCTTACAGTGGCCTAGTGGACTTGATTGAGAAAAAAGAGATGCTCAAGCGTGAAGGCAACAGCTTGGTGTTTACCACCAGCGAGGGCGAAGTTATCAAGAAGTTCCGCAAAGCATGGGAAAAGAATGATGATGGTTGCTTGGACAAGGTCATGATTGACTTCAAGAACATCAAAACTGAGGTAAGTACAGCCGACGCAACGGAGGAATAAAATGTCAGCAGAAGTAGCAAGCGAAATTTGGGGCGAACTAAAAAGATATGTCAACGTGGTAGATCGTATAGATGCTGCTGAAAGCATTGTGTCTATCCTGATTGATCATGACCACGACGTTGAAGAAATTCGGGAAGCCTTCAAAGGCGATTCAGACATCAAAAAAGCTCTAACTGCATACCTGGACAATGACAAGGACTATGCGGAAGAGGAAGAAGAAGAGTTTGATGACGAGGACAACTACAATCAAGAAGATGACTATTAATGAAAAAATATTTTCCTATTAAAACTGCCACAGCGTGTCAGTTGAAATGGAATTGGAGTAGTCTTTATCTTTATACTGGAGATACTGCTAGTTGTCATCGAACTGGTGACGGAAAAATAACACCAGAGACATTTGATACTTTTCATAACACTGAAAAGAAACAACAAGAACGACAACGAATGCTCCAGGGACTTTGGCCGGAACAAAGTTGCGGCTATTGCCGTAAAATAGAGGAATCAGGAGGATCGAGTGACAGGATATTACATCTTACCATGCCTAATCAATCTCCTATTGAATTAGAATCAGATTCCACGGCTGTGATAGTGCAACCAACAATCCTTGAAGTTTTTTTCAACAATCAATGCAATTTAGCTTGCGTATATTGTCGCCCAGAATACAGTTCAAAAATAAATCAAGAATACAAAAAGTTTGGAACATTTGAAAAAAATGGTATGGTACTTAAAAGTGTCGACATTGATGTAAATTACAAAGAAATGCTCAAACAATTTTGGATATGGATGCATAACCACTCTTCAGGACTGGTAAGATTTCACCTGGCCGGTGGCGAAGGATTTTATCAACCTGAGTTTGAAACTTGTTTGGATTATTTTGAATCAACCAATCATCCCAATTTGGAATTCGTCGTGATAACCAATTTAATGATTATTCCAGAAAAACTAGACCGAATAGTACAACGATTTAAAAATTTAGTCAAGGTTCGGAAACTCAAACGTGTTGAATTATTGTGTAGCATTGACTGTGTTGGTGCAGAACAAGAATATGCCAGGTATGGAATAAGCATAGATAAATGGATTTTGAATTTTGAAAGATTGTTACAGGAACCCTGGTTGACTCTTAACATACAGTCAACCATTACCTTGCTCACGCTCAAAACCATGCCTGAGTTAATTGAAAAACTAAAAGTATGGAGACTAAAACACAAAGTAGGACATTACTTTCAAGCAGTGACTGAACCTAGTTATCTGATTCCTAATATATTAGGCAATCAAGTATTTGATAAAGATTTTAATAACATTTTGTTAGCCATGTCTGAAAATAGGAATGACGATTTAAATGCAAAGACTTACATGCAGGGAATAGCATCTAACTATAGACAATCACAGCCAAACCCAGTTGAAATGTTAAAATTAAAAACTTTTCTTGATGAAAATGATAGGCGAAGAGGATCTGATTGGCTCAACACTTTTCCTTGGTTGGCAAAGGAATTAGAACATGTGGTATAGTCGAGTTGTAGCAGACCTTGGTAACATCCCTGACTTCATTGCACACTTTGAGTCAGAACTCACGGATGCTAAGCGTGACTGCAAGATTGGTGGACTGGTAGAAAAGAATATCACTGCACTACCAGGTATAACCGAACACAGATTCAACCAGCTACAAGAGATTGAAGCTGTGTTGAACTTTCTCAATATTCAACTGCGCAAAATTCGAACCCGGCACTTCAAGAAGTATTTGGAAGGCTATGCCCGTGCGCTCACAGCACGTGATGCTGAAAAGTATGTGGATGGCGAAGAAGAAGTTGTGGACTTTGAAACCATCATCAATGAAGTAGCATTGCTACGCAACCGGTGGTTGGGCATCATGAAGGGCCTGGACACCAAGCAGTGGCAAATGGGTCACGTGGTACGCCTGCGCACCGCAGGCATGGAAGACATCACAGTCTAACATGACTGACGAGCAACGCTGGCAACGAGACTTAGAAGAAATGGAAATCTTTTTGTTGCTGTTCTTTTTTGAAGCCTGGGTAGCATTCTGGTGGTTGGTGCATACATCATATATAACACTATGAATTCATACATAGACAATCCAGACAAAGGTGCTGATGACTCAGCACAGTGGGCTAGAAAATGGACCACAGACAAATACATTGCCAAACGACGAGAAAACTTTGAAACCGTTGATGCATACTTGTCTCAACCCGTTGGTAAGTTGCTGGACATAGGATGTGGTTTTGCCTGGGAATCTCGTTGGTTTGGAGAAAAGTACGGCACAGAGTTATGGTTGCTGGATGGTGACCAACAACAAAATACCAGCAAGTCCGAATCAGCGTCTTATGGTAATTGGAACACAACTGCTGATGCTTTGTACTTTTATCACAGTTTTGATTTTTTGGATGCAAAACTTCAAGAACTTGGCACAAAAAATTATCATTTGATCAATGCCAACA